ACCTGATCGCCGCGGTCGACAACTGTGAGGGCACGTGCCGCGCGAGCATCCCAAGCGATGCAGACTCGTACGCGCTTCGACGATCAGCGGTGTTCTCAACGATCCTTTGGTACGAGAAGGTCAAGGCGGCGGCGTCTGGCGGCGGTGCGATCAGCGACGAGGACAAGGACGACATTGCGGCCCGCGTGAGGGCTGCTCTGGCCAGCCAGACGATCACGATCCTTTCCCCATTGTTCACGCGTGGGGCGTTGGAGATCGTTGCCGGGGATGACTACACGGGCGCACGTGTGATCCCGATCACCATCCTGAACTACAGCGGACCATCGCTGAATGGCATGGCCGTCGAGCTGAGGATGGCCAACCTCCACACGTGGGCCACTGCAGACCAGAGGCCGCACGCTGCGGCGGTGGGCACCGCGACCATCGCACAGACGGGCACAACGTTGAGCATGCCCCTGTCGATCACAGGCACGGCCACAGACCAGCTTGACCGCGCCGACGCACAAGGCGGCATCGTCGAACACCAAGGCCTGCTGTGCATCCCGACCATCAAGCAGACGTTGAAGGCCATCACCGTCCGCGTGATGCGAGCCATCGACCCGCCAACGTGAAGCACCCCGTAACGCTTGTAACCCTAGTTATTATCCAAGCCCAGATAATAACTAGACTTATGGAGACCTATGGTGCCCCGAAAATTTTCACAAGCGGGTCCTCTTTTCTTGCTCCGGGTGGCGGTCGGGTCGGCGGCAGGCCGTGTTTCTTACACGGTTTAGGGTCGAATGCCGGAAAAAACAAAGACAGTTACGACGTGGATCAACCGGGGCGACGCGATCGTCGCCACTGGCCTGACTCAGAACGTTTTCGAGCAACGCATCCGCATCCGGATCCGGTCGACCGAGACCAGGACCGTCAAGCGGCGGATGGAATTCCTTGTCTCCGCGGTCATCCGCGCGGCCATCGAAGACGCCAACGACCGGTCCCGCCGCGACGCCACCGAGTTGGACGACGGACGGTTCACGTCGCCCGGACTCGAGCGGGGCCGCAACGCGAACGCGGACATGCTGGAAATGCAGCGCGACGAGCGGCTTCGCGTCCTCGTCAATCGATTTGAGTTCACCGAGGCGATCACCCGCGCGCTCGTGCCGGTGAAGAGCACGGTCGAGCGGCTTCAACAGGCGCACGGATCGACCGTCGCGGACATTTTCAACAAGGCTCTGACTGAGGCCGAAGAGACCGTCAACAAATATTTCAGCGACCTGGCCGATGCTGCTGCCCACCCACCCGACGATCCGGCTGACAACTCAGCAAGCAGCGATGACGGTGCTGTCGACGCTTCGAGTCAAACGCCGCCGGCCGATGCTGCAGTTCGCGGAGGAGGAGATCGTCATACCGGAGGGCCGGTTCAAAGACCTAAAGTTTCGAGCCGATCGAAACCCGTGGGCCGGCGTGCTGCTAAGCGCCATCGATGACGCGATCGAGACCCGGCTCTACAACAGAATCAACACGACGGGGCCCAGTCAGCAGGGCAAGACGTTCATCGGGTTCGTCGTCCCCGCGATGTACCATTTGTTCGAGATCGGGGAGACGGTCGCGATCGGCTGCCCCAGCGCCCTCGTCTGGGGTGACAAGTGGCGCAGCGACCTTCTGCCTGCGATCAAAAAGAGCCAGTATCGCGACCTGCTGCCGACGACCGGCAAGGGCAGCAAGGACGCCGAAGCACCGCTTCGAATCGACTTCAAGAACGGCGCATGCCTCCGCGTGTTGACCGGCGGCGGCGACGACAAGTCCGTCGCCGGTTTCACCAGCCGCGTGCTGATCGTCACCGAGACCGACGGGCTCGGTGACACCGGCGGCAAGAGCAAGGAAGCCGACAAGCTCAAGCAGATGGAGGCGCGTACGAAGGGATGGGACGACGATTCCATCCACTACTACGAGTGCACGGTCAGCATCGAAAGGGGCAAGACCTGGCAGATGCACAAGAACGGCACCGAGAGCCGGCTGATGATGCCGTGCCCGCGATGCCACAAGTTTGTCGAGATCGAGCGCGACTGCTTAAAGGGATGGAAGGACGCCGAGGACGAAATTCAGGCGGCCGCACGCTCCGCGATTTACTGCCCGGCCTGCAACAAGCCTTGGACTGATGAGCATCGCACGACGGCCGCGAGGGGAATGCGGCTCGTCCACCGCGGCCAGACGATCACGAAGGCCGGCAAGATCGAGGGCCCGGCGCCGACCACGAAGACGCTCAGCTTCAGGTTCAACGCAGCTCACAGCTTGTTCGTGAAGCCCGGCACCATCGGCGCCGAGGAGTTCAAGGCAAGCCGCGGCGTGAACGTCGACAATGAAGAAAAAGAGATGCGGCAGTTTCGATGGGCGCTGCCGCATCTGCCGACGAAGGAAGACCTGACCAAGCTTGATCAGTTCTCGATCATCAAGCGCATCGCCAAAGACATCGGCGGCAAGCCGAATGCGGAGTGGGCGCGAGGCAAAATTCCTCCGGGCTACGGTTCCCCATACGTGGGCATCGACATCGGCCTGCGGCTGGCACACTGGACCTGCCTGACGTTTGCTGCCGACGGCTCGCCACACGCCACCGACTACGGCGTCCTCACGGTGCCAAGTGATTTGATGGCTCCGGACGAAGCGATCCTGCAGACGCTGCGAGCGTTCCGCGACGAAGTCCTTCTGGTCGGCTGGCAGCGCGCCGAAGAACTGCTGGTCCCGGACTGGACGTTGATCGACACCGGTTACCGCCGGAGTGCGATCTATCCGTTCATCAAAGAGAGCGGTCCGGGCTTCATGGCCTGCAAGGGCTTCGGCGAAACGCAGGACCGCGGCGGCGAAGAAAAGACCCGCGGTGGCGTCATCATCCTTGGCCCGAATGAAGGCGCGCGGGATTACGAGGTCGTTGAGTTCCCCGACGGTAAACGGCTCTGCGAGATCGGTGCTGACCGGTGGAAGAGCTACCTGCACGCGCGACTGAGTACGCCGCTTGAGCAGCCCGGCGCGCTCACGCTGTTCGGTCCTGGCGATCACCTGAGTTTCGCTCGGCACCTCGTCTCGGAAGTGCAGTACGAAGAATTCGATTCGAAGCGCGGCACGGTCGTGAAGTGGCGGCGCGAGAGCAAGCAAAACCACTGGCTCGACTCGACGGCACTCGCCTTTGTCGCCGGCCATCTCGGCGGCGTCCGCCTCGCGCACGAGAAGGTCGCCGAAGCTTCTAACGAACCCACTGCAGTCGCAGGTGCGGCGCCACCGCCACGCAACGTGCAGGAAGTTCCACAGGTCTACTAATGTCGTTCCCAACACCAAAACAGATTGACGCGATTCCGGCTGTGAGCGCGGCGCAGCTGTTGAAGCTCGTCGATCTCACCATCGCGAAAATCATGCTCCACGGTCAGGCGATTTCCGGCGACGGCCGCGAGCTGACCCGTGCCGACCTCAATGCCCTGCGCCAGACGCGCGCCGACTTGGCCCAGCAGGTCGCAGATGAAACACCGATCGACTCGTCCGGCGCGATCGTCGGCGTTCTTGTTCCTCGCTACCCCGATGACGCATGAGCTATCTCGACGCACAAAATCGCTGGGGAGAGGTCGAGGAGCGCGGCGCTTTCGGCTTGCTCGACGACGGTGCGGATGCCGGCGTGATTCGCACGCGCGCGAATCACCTTGAACGTAACAACGGATTGGCTCAGTCCGTCCTGCGCCGCTCCGTCGAAAACTTCGTCGGCCCGCGCATCGCACTTCGGCCGGCATCAAAAACAAAGGCGTACAACGACGCCGTCGCCAAGCGACAGAAGTTCTACTTCAGCGGGCATCACCTTGATGTTCGGCGATTGCGATCGTTCGACGGTCTGGTCCGCTTGGCGGTCTGGTCAATGCTTCGTGACGGCGACTGCGGCTTCATCCTGCTGAAGATCAACGGCAAGCCGCAGCTGCAGTTTATCGAGGGCGGCCTGATCGATCAGCCGCCGTACGCCGGACCGAACGTGCGCGACGGCATCGAGTGGGGCACCAACGGCCAGCCACTCGCGTTCTACATCCGCTCGTATGACGAGTACGGAATGTTCACGCATACGCGCGTGGCTGCCCGGGACTTCATCTACCTTTGTGACAACCCGCGCGGCAGTTCGACGCGGGGCATGAGCCGGTTCAACGGCAGCTTCAGCATGTTCAACAACCTCGCCGGGTTCGTTGACGCGGCGGTGAAGACGGCCCGGACGCAGAACGCACAGGCGATCGTCGCGGAAGAAAACACGCCCGGCGGCGGCGGAATTCAAGGTCGTGCAGGCAACGGCACGGTGACCGACTCTGACGGCAACACGTTCCGCACCATCCCGATTCAGGGTGGCGCGGTGAACATCGTCAAGAACGTCAAGAGCATGACGGCGTTCCAGCCGACGGCACCAGGTGCCAACCTCGACTCGGGCGTGACAGTGTTCGGCCGCTTCGTCGGCCTGAACTTCGGCATGCCGTACGACGATGTGTTCCTCGACTACAGCAAGTCGACGTACAGCAACAGCCGAATGCGACGGCTCGCAATGGCTGTGGCAATCGAGCTTTTCCAGATCGACTTCAAGGCCGCCTTCTTCGATCGCTTCTGGCCGTGGTTCACTTCCGTCATTACCAAGAATGGCGAAGTCGACGTCGAGCGGCCCGACGACGCTTGGGAATACGAGTGGACGCCGAGCGCGCGGCCGTCGAACGACCCGCTGAAGGATGCGCAGGCCGCGAAGCTGCAGCTCGATATGGGCACCGAGGCCCCGCAGAACATCGCCGAGGCGAACGGCTACGACTGGGTGACCCTGCTCGAAACGATCAAGCGAAACCGCGAAGAGCTTCAGGCCGCTGGCATCAGCATGGCGACGGCTGCGTCGGCGATCGCCGCGACGATCCTTACCCCGCGCGATCAGGTCGACGCCTACGGCGTTGCCGTTCGTGCCGGTGCGATCACGCCGCAGATGGAAGACGAAGAGAAGCTCCGCGAGGTGCTGAAGCTCGTCGGCATGAGCGCGGCGGTGAAGGCTGCGTGGAAGAAAGACGGCATCCGCCGGCCGATCACGATCAACGACCCGGAGGACGCGAAGGCGACGAGCCCGTTCTCTTCGGGAGCGCCGATTGGCGACCCGGCAGATCCGTCTACAGGGGATCCGCCAGACGACGAAGAAGAGCCAGAAGATCCCGACGAAGTCGACGACGAAGAGGAAGATGATGAACCCCAAACTTGATCCGCGCCGAGCGGCCCTGATTGCGAGCCTCGCGGGCCTGTGGGCAATCTCGCCGGCGGGCGCGCACAAGCTCCGGCACGTCATGGCCAATCCCAACTGGGACGAGCCGGTGTCCGACACGCGATGGGATCAGCGCGAGACCAAGATCGAGAGCGGCGTCGCGATCATTCCGGTGATCGGCATCCTGGTGAAGTACGCGAGCTTTTACGACCGCCACTGTGACATCGTCTCCGCGAGCTGGCTCGAAGCTCAGATCGATGCTGCCGAAGCGAATCGGGACGTGCATCGAATCGTCCTGCTCTTCGACTCGCCCGGCGGGATGGTCGACGGATCGACGCAGGTCGCGAGCCGCATCGCGCGGTGCAAAAAGCCGATCGACGCGATCGGCTCAGACAACATCTGCAGCGCGGCGTACTACATGGCGTCGCAGTGCCGGTCGATCTCGCTGAACGAAACAGGTTCGGTCGGTTCCATCGGTGTCGTGTGCACCGGCATGGACGACTTCGACTTCTGGAAAGAACTCGGCATTTCCTTTGTGACCGTCTCTTCAGGCGGCATCAAAGGCGATGGACACGACCACAAGATCACCGACGCGCTCAAAGCCGAGTGGCAGCGTGGCGTGGACGACAACTACGAAAGTTTCATTGCGGCCGTTGCACGCGGCCGCTCGTTAGCCATCGACGACGTCCGCCGCCTCGCCGATGGCCGCACATTCCGGGCGGCCGAAGCCGCGTCGCTGAAGCTCATCGATCGCGTCGTGGACGCGGCGTTGGCAATCGACGCAGTCAAACAAGAGGTCATCACAATGACGCAGGACGATTTTCAGAAGACGGCGGCGGCCAACCCCACCTGGTTACAGGCCCTCGCCGCACCCCTCGTGAAGCAAGCCACCGACGCTTACCAGCCGAAGGTGGCCTCGCTTGAAGAACTCGAAGCGGCCTTCCCGAACGACGACAAGTTCGTGATGAGTCAGCTCCGCGGGAAAGCCACCATGGAGGCCGCGAAGGAAGCTCACCGCGTCGCGCTCACCGCGAAGGTGGCCGACCTCGAAACCAAGCTCGGCCAGAAGGCCCAGCAGGAGACGGAGGAAGATCCGGGCTCCGCCGGGCTGAAGCAGGCGGTCAACACCGCGGCACCGAAGCCGTCGGCGGGCAACGCCAACCTGCTCTGTGAACTGCTCGAAGCGGATGCCAAGAAGTAACCGATCCGCGCCACCAACGTGTCCCCGTTCCATCACCCGTAACTACCGGAGAATCCCATGACCTCGAGTTTCACTGAAGGCGCTTACCTCGATGACTTCATCGTCAGCGAGACAAATCGCGATCACCGCCAATCCTTCCTCGTGGAAGGCGCCGCGGTCGTACCAGGGCAAATTCTGCAGAACGGCACCGCCGCGACGCAGAAGAAGGCCATCGTCGCCGCGGGCACGGGCGCGAACTGCGTCGCGCTCAACGCCGCTGACGTGGGCGAGCGAGTCTTTGTCCTTGGCCAGCCCGGCCATGCCACCCTGAAGCGATCGGGCCTCACGTACGGTCCGAGTGCCACCACCAACCAAAAGGCCGACACCGACGCACTGCTCCGCGCCGTCGGCCTCGTCGTTCTCACCAGCGTCGTCGGTCAGTAATCACTGGCCGTTCCCGTCTCATCCCGACCTCGAACGAACCCCCTTTGGCCCAAGGAGGCCAATCCCATGTTGGACATCTTCAACAACAGTGCCTTTTCCACCGTCTCGATGACGAAGGCGATTAACCGAGTCCCTTTCAAGCCTGGCCGAATCGCCGAGCTCGGCATCTTCAGCAGCGAGGGCGTCAACACGACGGCCATCGAAATTGGAGAGGAGAACGGCAAGCTCGGACTGATCCCCAATCGGTCCCGGCTCGAGCCCTCGAACGTACAGGTCGCGCAGAAGCGCAAGACCCGCACGTTCTCCGCCGCACACCTGCCGCTCGAAGACTCCGTGCTGGCCGGGGCGGTTCAGAACGTCCGCGAGTTCGGCGGCGAGAACCAGCTGCAGGCGGTCGGCACGGTCGTGAACAAAAAGCTCTCGACGATGCGGACGAACCACGAAATCACCCTTGAGTATCACCGTCTCGGGGCGATCAAAGGCGTCGTTCTGGACGCCGATGGCACGACGGAGATCAACAATCTCTTCACTGCGTTCGGGCTCACCCAGACGACGATCGGCTTCGGGCTGACCACCAGCACTACGGAGATTCTCCTAAAGATCGCCGCGGTGCGTCGCGCTGTGGATGCTGCGATCGGCGGCATTCCGTACGACTACATTCACGCGTTCGTAGATGCCAACTTCTTCGACGCCCTGGTGACGTTGCCTGCGACGAAGGACGCGTTCAAGTACCAGCAAAGCCAGCAACTTCGCACTGACAGCGGCGCTGCTGGGGCGGTCTTCGAATTCGGCAAGATGAAGTTCGAGGAGATGAGCCGGTCGATCAACAGCACACCGCTGATCGGCGCCGACCTCGGCTACGCGTTCCCCGTCGGTGCCCCGGACCTGTTCCGCACCTACTGGGCACCGGGCACCATGATGGAAGCGGTCAACACGATCGGCATTCCGTTCTACGCCAAGCAAGAGCGGATGAAGTTCGACAAGGGCGTCGAGATCTATACCGAGAGCAATCCGCTCGTTCTCAACACCCGACCCGAAACCAGCATCAAGCTGACGAAGGCCTGATCGTCGGCGCTGCGTTCGATTTCTCTTTTCAACAGTCTCCACAGAAAGGGGCCGCACCATGGCCGCTGTTACCCGTCCACCGTCTCGCGATCGCGACTATCTGCTGAACCAGATCAACTGGGGTCATACCGTCAACGTCGACGGCGTCTCTTACAGCAAGTCGAACGTCGGCGACCTGCCGTCGCAGGCCGAACTCGATGCCGGCGTGACGAATGCCGGCAAGCAAGGCGCGGTCGGCGTGACCACGCATGCCGTGAAGCTCTACAACGGGCATCCCGCCGCAGCGTTCGCGGGCCTCAGTGACGAGGACGCGCTCAAGCTCCTCGACGGCAACGGCGAATTGCTTGCGGATGTCCGATCGGCGGCCGCTGCGCCGGCGCTCTTCAACGGCCACCCGTTGTCGGCGTTCACCGGCAAAAACAACACCGACGCGTTGAAGCTGCTTGGCGGTGACGCCGAGCTGCTGAAGCAAGTCCGTGCTGCCCAGAAGCTGAAGTGAGCCGGCCGGTCGTCGCGTCGACGGCCAGCCTGTTCACCCACCAGAGGACGGCCGATGGCATTCTGGGATCATTTCGACGCCGACGAAGCGGCCGGCCTCACCGAAGAACTCGGTGAGCCGGTCGTGTACGTGAAGAACCGCGACGGCGTGATCACGCGTCGCGAGGTCGATGCCATCGTCCACCGCCAGCCCAACCGCTGGGACAAAGGCGACGCGCAGGGCAACAACACCATGAAGGTGAAGCCGATCAGGATCGTCATCACCAATGGTGGCCCGCGCGGGATCAGTGCCGAAGACCTCGACACCGGATTGGACGGCATCGAGTTGAACCGAGTCGCCAACGACCCCGCCACG